AATCATTCTTTCTACAGCATCTTCTGTATAAATGTATATGGCACATAACGTATTTGCTGCTACGTGAATTGTGGGACTACAAAATATTGGTACTAACAACGTTTTGCGACCTTGTATGTATTGCAATATGCTTAGTACGTCTTGTTCAGTATCCACAATCATATGCAAATAATAAGAAAAAAACGTTACGAATCCAACCCGTTGATATCTACAGGCACAACGTAATCAGAATCTGTATAAAATTGTGTTAGATTTGTTAACTCGTTTGCAATATCAGGAATTGTAGTGATTGCATTTGCAATTTCAAGTTTATTTTTTGTTATAACTCCAGGTTGAAATGCACCACGGTATGTAGTATCATCCAAATTACCCGTTATAGTCCATTGCATAGACAATGCTCGATACATTTTTTTATCAATCGTATTAGAACTCCATTTTTGATATGTTGTTTGATTTACTTCTAAAATTTTAGGATCGTTTATGCGTTGCATAAAATATCTTGTAATGAAGCCATTAGTAATATCTGATTTGGTAACAATAGGCTGCATGGCCAATGGAGTTTCATAACGTACAACAATATTTGGTTTTAATTGGTTGTATTGTTCATTAGTTGTATCATATTTAACATACGGAAATAACTGTTTAGATATTTTACTGTTCCATACCTGATTTGTATAACGTTCACCCGTTGCATAAGAATGATATGATCCAACATATTCTACATTGTCTTCGGTCATGTATTCACTACCACTTGTATACAAGTTGTTGGTTATTTCGTCTGCCGTATAAAATGTTTTTAATCTAGACATATTATTCAATACTTGGTCTTTGTATGCACGTTATTTGTGTTTTCCATTCACCCGTATTGGACACGGTATGACTAATACTTATAATACTAAATACCGTATTAACGCGGTATTTTTCAGGTAATCCATCAAAAGTTAAAACATCCCCATACCGAAAGCCGTTAATACCACTAATTGTAAAGTTTACGGTGAATGGAAATAATGGAGCTGTAAGTAAATTTGAATTTTTAATATCACTTGTTGGATATTGTATGTATCGCTTTAACGCTAAACTTAATTCTGCTTGAACTGTAGGAACATTGGGAGACCTACCAAATTTTTGTTTTGCATCGCGCAATTTTTGTGCAGCATCTACATGTTGTGCATTGTATTGAGCTAAAATTTTGTTAACAGCATCTACATTTTTTCCATTATACATAAAATTTAAATATGGTGCAATGTCTTCTTCTGATATATTAGCATTTGAATTTAAAACGTATGAAAGATTTTTTGCTGATTCTGGTAATTTTGCTGAAAATTGAAAATCTTCTACAATTGTTCCATGCGGATGATTTGCAAACATTGGTACTGAAAATGCTATTACCTTGCTTGTATCTGCAGGAGTGCGAACAAATTTACTGTCAGTTAAATACAATTTACTTGTATCATATGGATATGTAACCAATGTTAAATTAATTGCATTACCAGATGCAAGTGTTATTTTATTACATAATAGTTCAATAAATTTACCTACGGAAAAAGACAATGTATTTTTTTGACTTAAATTATTAATTAAAGTTTCTATAGTTTCTAAATTTATGAATATCCGAGATGGATAAAGTTTACCGGCATCATCCGGACTTTTTTCATATACCCCTGGCCATTCTTTCCATAGTCCTTGTTGTTTTAACACATCAGTATTAACTGAATTATCAGTTAATTGTTTTAAAACATCATGATAATATACTAAATCTCCATATACGTTGTGATCGTTTTGTCGCCCGATTCGCAAAGAAGGATTCCCTTCAATATTTAGATCTTTTGGTAAGAATAAAATTTCATTGGGATTTGATGATACCATTAATGGATAATATACACTAAAACATTCTACATCCGTACAAATAATTTGTGCGCCAGGCAATTTAGTTAAAACATAGCTATTAATGTGTTGTATCAATGCACCCAATGTTATGTAACGTGTATCATTAGTTGATGATGCCACGGGCGTATGTATGATGCTAGTTCCAGAATTAGAACGTTTTATTTTTGTTACTGCGGGAAACTGCTCTCCTTTTAAAATAAAATGATCTGTAGCTTGCGGTGATGGTAAATTTTTATCAATATATGGTATTAAAAATTTGGTTAATTTTGGGGCAGCCGGGTCAGCTTTTTTAAATTGTCCTATTAATTCTTCAAATCGATTGTACAATATACCATAAAATTCTCGAGAACTAGTAGCTGGCACAATTGGTGCAGTAGCAGTTGTATCGGCCGGATCTGAATTAGCTGGATTAATATACATTGAAAGATTTGTATATACGTTGCTAGTACCTGTAAGATTTATAGTAGCTTCAACTGCGCCATCTTTATTATATGAAAAATCAAATTGAGTAATTAATCCTTCAAACACAAACCTACGCATTTCTCGAATTTCTTGTTCTAATTCTAGTATATTCCAATCTGGATATAAATTTTTTAGTTTTTCTCGATTTGGTATAACTAATTTTGTTAACAACCCATTTGTAGCAGCTCCAGATGCAATTGCAGTTTCTGGATAAACTATTTCAATTCTGGCATATCGGCCTGGTCGCATCCATGCTTCTTCAAATTCATCCAAATCGCGATCCGGATTAGGAATTGTTGCATTGAATGATGCTTTATTTAAAAGCCCCATGGAATGATCGCCAATTGATACGTTGACTGCCGTAATGTAAGGCCCGGTTCTAGTACTGCGATCTTCTTTGGGGTTAGTAATGAGGTCAACTTTACCAGTTGTATCATTGAATTTTAGTTCACGTTGTTCATACATTCTACCAGACATTAAATAACCATCCGGGCCAGTTGGCATATATCTACCTCCTCGTACGGTATTGCCACCCAATGTTGCAACAACTTCTGATTTAGAACTAGTTGTTTCATATGCTGTAATTTCTACATTTGCTATTTTTGATAGCATATAGTTCAATGCATTATTATCGCGAATTTGAAATGATTTACCTCGAGCTCGTAACTCTGTTTGTAAATTTTTATCAACCTCTGAATAAAATATATTCATATTATCTTATATTAATGTTATTAATTATTTGTTGGTAGTTTGTTTTGTTTGGAATTCGCAAAGAACGATTTGTTGGTACCATCAATGAACCTCGGCCGAGGCCGTTGGCAGCAGCAATTATCCACCAAAGCGTAGGATCTTGATAAAACCGATATGCTAAATTATCTAATCGTTCTATCGTAGTAGTTTTAATGTATATATCACCAAATGACACTGGCAATGATGGAATTATTGTAGATGCAAATCTACGTTTTTCATTGTTATCTCGAATTGTTGATGTTGTGCTGTATCTACTCATAATTATTACAATCCTTTAGCTTTACCGCGTTGTGTTTGTTTATTTTTATTATTTTTTTTCGTTTCTTGTTCTGCCGTTTCGACAATCGTATCAACATTATCACGGAAATCACTTAACCAATTATCCGCACCTCGTTTTGGAATTCCTGTTTCATCAAATCGTTTTGCTAATGTATAGAAACGTCCACCTTTTTGTGGCATATAATCACCAATCATGTTGAATTGCAAAGTAACACCAATTTTCAATGGTACTTGCATCATAGTTGGATCTTCTTCAATGTTAATTTCCCATGATGCGTCCATTGAATATGCATATGATAACGAAGTTAATACAACGGGCGCTTGCACAAATATATCACCAACCGTTAAACGCATCCAAGGTGCAATCATTGCAATTGATGCTGGATCATATGTTGGCGAAGTATATCCCATTAATGCATTTAATTTTCTCCAAATTGGTTTTACTTCATCTCGATCCGTTGCATATACATCAAATGATACACTCACATCGCGTGACATTCCCGTATATGTATAATTTGGATCAGCACGGCCAATCATTGTTATGGGAGACCAGTTTGCTGATACGCTATCATCAAAATTTGTGATATGAGCACGAAATACAATAATATCATCTGCATTAGGGTCATTAATATAATCATCGCCCAATCCTTCGGCTTTGGTTAATCCGTTATGCAATTTTGGTCCAGTTAAATAAAATTTTATAAAGTCTTGAGTTAATGATTGTTTATCAAATAATTCTAAAGCTCGTTTTGGTTTCCAACGATATGCTTCTTTAAGAGTTCGTTTACCAAAATCAATTACCGTTACTCTATCTCCACGAAATGGCGTAGCAAGTTCAAGTGGATTTAGTGTTGGTTTCCAATCTCCTTGATCTATTATTTTTGATTTAAATAATAATTGACCGCTCGTTGGATCTGTTTCTGTATAACTAAATGCTTTTGGTACTTTGGGCTCCCAACGTGTTGCAACATGACTTCTAGATGTAAAATCATTGCGAAATGCCGATGGATTATCATGATCACCCCAACCATATCCAGTATTTGCAAATCCATCTAAATTAAAAACACTGTATGGGCCAATTGGTGTTGCTGCAGCCGCTGCATAAATTTCCGATTTCCATGATTTTTCTGGTCCAAACCGGGTTGATGCAGCCAAACCATCAACTCTGCGATTTGTAAAATATGCAATTGTTTGATCGGTAGTTTCGAACGTTGCATTAGTTTCATTGAATAAATCTCCTTTTGGAAATGTAAATGTAGATCTAAAATCTGGATATTTAATAAATTGTCTAATACCTTGTCGCGTTAAACGATCTTTAGCCAATGTTAAATAAGTATTTGTTGAATCAAACATTCCTGCTGCCGTTTGACCAACTTGGCCAATCTGCGGAATTCCGGATATTGAACCTAGTATTGAAGATGCATATCCAATTAAATTTCCAACAACACTTTTAGGAGTAATATTGGTGTTGATTCCAACAGCCGTATTAGAATATGGACTTGGTGCATTGTTAGCAGTAAACTGCGATATGAATACTGGCGATGTACCAATCGGCATAACTACAAATGTTCCAGGCTGTTCAGCTCCTGGGGCAAACGTATTATTAAGCAGTGTTGGATTGTTTGTTGATTGGGATAATGCAGCAAGATCTGGTCCGGCGGCTACGATGTTATTAAGAGTCGTAGGAATAAAATCATTGCTAGAAGTATAATTAAATGTTGGTTCATTGCCTAAAACCGTAGTAGGAGTAAACTGTGTAACACCTACCGTTGGATTGGGTATAAAATCATTGCTAGAAGTATAATTAAATGTTGGTTCATTACCTATGAATGCATTTGGAGTAAACTGTGTAACACCTACCGTTGGATTGGGTATAAAATCATTGCTAGAAGTATAATTAAATGTTGGTTCATTGCCTAAAACTATAATAGGAGTAAACTGTGGATTTCCGGTCGTTGGATTGGGTATAAAATCATTGCTAGAAGTATAATTAAATGTTAAATTACCTCCTAAATTTAATGATTGCGTAAATTGTTGCATTGATGGCAACATGGTATTTGGTGTAATTATGTCATTGGTTGTAACATAATTAAACGTATTAAATTGACCTAGTGTTAATGGTTGTGCAAATTGTGATGCTGCTGCAACCGTTGCATTTGTATATAATACGTCTGGAAGAATATTATACGTAATGAATTGACCTAAGGTTAATGGTTGCGTAAATTGCACAGTTGCAGCTACGGTTGGATTGGTGTATGTTACATCTGGCAAAATATTATACGTGATGAATTGACCTAAGGTTAATGGCGTAGTAAACTGAGATAATGCCGTTGTGGTTGGATTGGTATACAATACATCCGGAAGAATATTGTATGGATTATTGAATTGTGCACCGGCTTGTGTGGTTGGATTAATCATGCTGTTATCCATAATATGAATTTGATAAACCTCGACCAAATACCGGATCAGATTTTAATTCTCTTGTTTGATTGTTGATTGCTGCCACTATGGCTGCGGCCATTTGCATGACATCTCCACTGCTATTACTAGCATTGCCTTTAAACAAATCGGTGCCACCCATTACTACGTCATTGTTATCGATTGACATAGCGCCATGGGGTCCTAACAACACGCGTCCTCCGCCTGGGCCGGAATAAAAATCACCCGCATCAGCGTCTACATCCGTTATGACCGGCAGTGGATTGGTTTTGCTGACTTTTTGGCCCCCTACGCCTACATTGATTACACTTCCGAAAAATGTTTTTAATGCGGTTGTAGTAGTTTCTCCGGCAATTTGGGTCACGGCAGCGATAAGCGTTCCCGGGGCTGCGGTTTTATAAAAAGAGAATGCTTGTTTGCCCGCTTCTTTGGAAAGATCAATTTGTGCGTTAGATGAACTAACAGCGCTGTTTGCATACGTTGTACCATACCCCGTAATCATGGCTTTGATTCCTTTGGTGGTCATGATATCGAGTAACTCGACTAATTTTTGATCCGTTGAGCGCACATCTTCTGATGCCATAACATCGGCGATTTCGGTGGCCGAAGCTCCCATAGTAGCTAATTTTTGTTCAAGATCTTTGCCAGTTAACCCCATTAACTGGCCAGTTGGATCAAGTTTCTCTAGTATTTCTTCTTTTTTCAACATTTTAGCTAACGTTGATTCATCCATGTTTAAAAGCTCTGACATTTGTTTTCTTGCAAATGCATTTGTACGCAAAGTTTTGCCTTCTCGTTTTAAAATTTCATGCATAATTTTGGCTTGATCGTTGGCTTTACCTTGAATTGTAGCCATGCGATATGCATTTGTTAAACTGTTACCTTGATTGTCAACTAATCGTCGTCCTGAAAGCAATTGATATTCCATTTCTTGACCGATACTAGATTCAATGTTCAACAATCCTTGACCGGTAGTATTTAATTGAGCCATATTTATACCAAGCTGTTTGGCTTTTATCACGGCTAATTCTAAATCTGCTGGATATTTGTTGTAATGCAGTGCAATATCTGCAGTTAATGATGCCAGGTCCTGTATAACATCTTTAGTAATTTCAATTCCGCCAATTTGGTCTTCTATAGCTTTAGTTATATTAACATGATATGCTAACTGTTTATCCATGCCGCCAACGTTAGAATCATCATACAATTCCATGTATTTATTTGCTAAATCACTAGTGAGTCCCAAATGCATTCTCAAAGTTTTTGAAGTCTTTATCAATACGTCTTCGTAGGCCGCCGTGGCAGTTTTCGCCTGTCCAAAAGATTTGTTTGATGCAAATATTCCGGTAAGCGATTTCATTCCAATTATTAAAGCTTGCACAGCATCGCCGCCTGTGCCCAGTTTTTCAGCCAAGTTATCTATATTTTCACCAAAAGCTGCAGCTTGTTCAATTGAAAGTCCAAACGTTTGTTGTAAATCTTTAAATCTTCGTTCAATGATATCAACGCGGTCAAGTTTAATTTTTTGTATTGCGTTTTGAATGCCCCCGACGGAGCTTTCAATTGCTCGAGATTGGGCTAAGGCTGTTATGTCTGCAATTAATCCTGGCATTTTATACTTTTAATAATAAATATCAACGTTTGGTTTTTTGTGCATGTTGTTTGTTTTGTTGTTCAATGATGTTATTGATTTTTTTAATCCAAAAGTTTCTCAAAAATACAGGCATATTGTATACAGTATCCCAGTCCCAACGACCTTCACCAAACCAAATCATGTTGAATATAGTTTCGTGTAATTGTATGCGATATGATGAGTTAAAACCAAAAAAGGTTTGACCCAACTGGAAATGTTGTCTTGAAGGTGCTCCCATCTTCACCTTCAAAATTCATTTCATAGTCAATACCAGGAGCATTATCTTTAACATATTCACGAAATTTTTTTGCATCTCGTGCAAAAAATTCATATCGGATAAATTGATCAATTGCAGCTCGATCTCGATTTCCGTTAACTTCTGTAATTAATTTGTTGATTGTTTCAGAAACTGTAGCTTGCGTGATTTCATTTGATGGATATACAAATTTAATTGTAGTTTCTGCATTTACTTGATATGTAAATTCTCCATTATTATCTGCTTGTAATACAAATGGTTTGAATTGAATTTCCGTTAAATCAATAGTTCGTTCAATCATATTACCCGTTTTTGGATCTTGAATTTCAACAGCATATTCCGGTCCATACGCCATAATTCGTGCATTGATAATTAATCCATCTTTATCAACACTGGAAATTTCATTGATATTAATTGGTGTCATGATGATTGATTCTAACAACTTATCAAAAACGACACCTTCTCGTATGTATGAAACGTTAGTTAAAATATCTTCGTCATATGCAGTCATGTAACGCATTTCAAGTTGTCCTGAATATAAAGGGTGTGTTTTTGCATATATTTTTCCACCCGAAGCTAATTTTACAATATTGGATGGTATTTTGTTTTTTTGTTTGTTTTCGTAGTTTTGCCGTGCAATATTTACTAGATCTTGAGATCCTAATCTTGTTGTGACTTTGTTATCCATGTATTCCTTTTTTTATAACTATTTATTAAATTTAAGGGGCCGAAGCCCCTTTTGTATTAGAAGCTTAAGAATGCCCAATCATAACGTACTGTTATTGAAATTTCTTGAACTGCGTCTGCGCCCCAATCATAAGTACCAAATTCGGCATCTGTTAAAAATGCACCATTTAATGTCCATTCTTCTACTGTTTCACCCAATGGCGAAAGTTGAGATAATTTGATTTGTTTTTTGTAAAAAGATGAATACCCATCTCGTCCTGTTGATGATTCATGATGTAAACGAATCCATTCCATTACTGCTTGTGCACCCGATGGAACAATTGGATCATATAGTGTCATCTGTATGGTACTCCATTCGGATTTTCCTTTGACATATCGTTTAATGTTGATTAAATCTAACGGAACTTCACCGTTACTAATTTGTGGTTTACCGGATGTTTTTACTAAATATGCCGGAATATCCGGAATAGCTAATATAAAATGATGTTGTCTTTTTGGTTCCCACGAAAATGCTTTATCAAATAATTGATCTTGATTGGCAACCGTTAAAGCAGGATTTATATTATCATATAATGCCATGTTTGTGTTCCTTCTTTTTTATATAAATATGGTAACCAGTAAAAAAGGTAGAATCAAAATCCTACCTTTTAAACAAATTTATTTTTTATTAAAATGCAGCACCCGTTGGTTGAATGTTAAAGTCTAATACAATAAATTCAGCGGTTCGAGTTGGTTGCAAAAATATTTGTCCGTACAATATATTTTGATCAATTAAATCTGGTGTATTGTTTTTATCATCCATAACAACTCGGAATGCATATAAACCTTGTTGTATGCGTACTGATTCCATATACGGATTAACAATTGCCAAAAATTTATTTCGTGTTTCTACTGAATTTTGTTCGAATACCAAAAATCTTGTAGATGATGCAATAAACTTTTTAACTGCAATAAGTAATCGCCTAACATTGATTCGATCTAATGCACTTGGACGTGCTTGCAATGTCTTTTGTCCCCAAACGACAATACCTCCGTTTTGTCCACCAAAATTAGCAATAGGATTAACACGACCTTGATACAATGCATCTCTGTCTGCTTGTGCTAATGATACTTTAGTTCCAATTGCAGAAACAACGCCTCTACTTAAACCAGCCGGGGCAAACCACGGAGCTTGTGTTTTATCATTAAATGCAATTACATTTGGCAATAAAACCGATGGTGGTACAAATATTTGTGCACCCGTAGCCGTATTTGTTGTGCTTAACCATGGCCAATATACTGCTGTATAATTAGTATCCAATGTTACTACTTGCTGAGTAACTGTTGCAATAGAATCATTGATTGCATTTGAATCCATTATGTAAAATGTGTCTTGGCGAGTTTCACATAAATTTCTTGCTAATGAAGTAGCAGATGAATGCAAACTATCAATAAGACCTGGAGTTACAAGCAAATTCATATCATAATAATCAGTATTGCTCAATACTAAAAACGCCTTATTGTATGATTTAGTACCAGTAGATGTAGATGTTTGACAATCAAATCCGTAAGTGTTATTTGATGTAATGTATTCTCCTCGGTATTTTGGTAAGTTTGGACGAGCTCCATCAAACCCACCTTGAAATGGCACCATAAATTTTCGAGTTGATAATTTAACATTGGTAATGAATGTTGAATTTGTCAATGCAGCTTGCAATGATCCAGTATATGGTGTAATTGCATCTGGATAATTAGATGCTGTTGCTTGAAGTACATCACCTAAATAAAAGTCTGTCGAACTACCTGTATTTGATCCTGATGTTGGAATTGGTGTTAAATAGTTCATGTTAGTTGCAGTTGTATAATCAAATCCATGAAAATTTGTTCCTGAATATACTCCATTAACTAATTGCGTACTTCTATATGATGCAGCTGGTAATGCTAAACTTCCCGAAACCAATGGCGTTGGTGCATTTGGTGAACGAAATCCAAATGGAATCAACGTTTTGTCAATAATTTTGTTTCTAACATCTTCGGATACTTCTACTCGTATAAAATTGTTGTTTGTAGGATAACTACCATTAAAAAATACTTGTCCATTATCATTAACGGTTTGATAGCTATCACCAATTACGCGAGCAATATATTTAGGAGAATCTGGATTCAAATTAACTTCCCACTCTTGAATAATATCTGGTTGTGCATCGGTATCTTGAGATGCATATGGTGATCCAGGAATTCCTGGACTTAATGTATTGACTCGTCGAAGTTGAACTACAAATGTACCATATTGATCGGCAGGCCCTAATTCCGTACCCGTTCCCGATGTTCCTGGAGCTAATTTGATGTCTTTAATTCCAATTTTAACTTCGTGACTAACTGAAGTACCGTGTGATAATGTATGAAATTTAAATAAATTAGTTGCAGAATTTCCTACTAACTGCGATGTAATCCATGGTGTTGATGCTACATTGTAATCTTGTAAAAATTCATAGTTGTTAATAATTTGTAATGATGCTGTAACTTTAGTAATATCCGCAAATTCTTGCCAAAGCTTTTTAGCTTCATATTGTACATATACTGGATAATTTGATGATGCCGGACTTGTACCTAACACTGCGCCAATATATTGATTTGATGAATCAACAATTGAACAAGAAATTCCAGTTGATGTATTTGATAAAAATGAACCATCAAATCCAATAGCCGAATCTTGTGGTGCAGAATATGAACCAGAAATAACCAATGAAAAAGATCCATTGTTTAACGCAGTATTGTATGATACAGATGATGATGCAAACAATGATCCAGCTAATCCGTTTGTAGTTACTGGACGAGTTGGGTGTAATATATGTGATACTTTTTTAACTAATGTTAATCCAGAACCTGATTCTACAACGATTGCTAATGCACCTTGATTTAAATAATAACCATCTTCATACAAGATTCTTGTTACTGTAATTGTTTCACCATTTTTTAAATAATCTTCAACTACCATGGGTACATAATAATCATCTGCAGTATTTGTTCCAAATATTTGATTGAATTGTGTAATATTTGTTATTTTCGTTGGTACTAGTGCCGGGCCTTTTACAGTTGGGCCAACAACTGCAGCACCAATAGTTCGTATTCCTTGTGCTAAAAATGATTGATCGATCTCTCTGGTAAATACTCCAGGCGATACTATTCTTTCTGCCATTTATGTCTCCTAATGATTTTCTTATAAATATAGTTTTGCGTTTTCAAACCTTACGCAGTTGGCGTAAATGTTCCTTGTGCAATATTTATTTGTCCATCACCATAACGATTGCGCATTTTTTCTAAAAGTTCTTCTTCTTGTTTGCGCAGATCTACAAATTGTTTCATGAATTTAGTTCGCTGTTCTGTTAATTGTTGTAATTGTTGTTGCAAAGAAAATTCTTCAATATATAAATTTCCTAAAGTTTGAGAATTTGCAGAAAATGCATCTCGCAATGTTTGAATTTCATCTAAATGCTCTTTATCTAGTTTTCGAGTCATGATAACCTTTTCTTGATATTATAATAAAAATGTTTGAATTATCCAAGCATTTCAGTTTTAGACACGTCAAGTGAAATGTCATCTACAGAAAGAATGTCTCCGATAATGTTAAAATCTTCACGCGTAGTTAAAAGTGTGCCTGCGGGTACGTTTGAAGTATCAATGTTTAAGCCGTAACATGCTCCATCAACGTATACGTTAATGATTAAATCAAATCCATTAACTGTATCAACGGCTGTAATACGTTTACCAAATAAAAATTGTTTTAGTGTTAGTTTCATATGTTTATGTTATTAAATTTATAATTGAAAATACTAAATTATCAAATCCATTCCCTACACCATTAAACCCTAATGATCCAGCATTAAAGGATGTATCTAAAACACCGTTTGTATTAAGTTTTGCAATATAACCTGCTGTTGAACTGCTATACGCAGTAAATGCATTTCCAATATAAACTGCATTATTTTTATCTAAACTTATAGCGTTATTTGCAAGAGTTCCCCAAGCGTTTGGTCCTAAATTTGCACCTTGACCAGGTATCCAGCTTGTATTTCTACTTCCATTAGAATTTATTCGCACAAAACGGCTTACTGTTGAGCCTGAGTATGTAGTAAATACTCCTGCTGCTAGTATAGTTCCATCGGCTAACAATTTAAGGTTGTATATGCCTCCGTTATTACTACCAGGTTGAAATGTAGTATCTAAAGTACCATTAGTATTTATGCGAGCTAAACGATTTATGTTAGATCCAGAGTATGTTGTAAAATCTCCTGAAATTAAAATTTTACCATCAGATTGTCCTGTAATAGCGTATGCTGTGGTATTAAAACCGGTTCCTATATTAAAAGTTGCATCTTGAGTTCCGTCTGTATTAATACGTACTATTCTATTAACACTAGATCCACTATATGCTGTAGTTGCTCCTATTGCTATGATTTTTCCATCGGATTGCAGAGCTAATTGATGGATATTTCCAGTACTTCCTACTCCTACATTAAATGTATTGTCTTTTGTTCCGTTAGTGTTGATGCGCACAATACCACTATTTGTTGAACCCGAGTATGTTGTAAATGCACCTGCAGCAACAATTTTTCCATCAGGTTGAACTTTCATATCATACGCAACCCCATTAAGTCCTGTTCCTGAATTAAATGTAGCATCACGAGTTCCGTCGGTGTTTAATCGAATAATTCGATTTTGTGTTGAACCAGAATATGATGTAAATGCTCCACCTGCAATTATTTTACCATCAGATTGAGTTGCCATTGTATAAACGGTGTTATCAAATCCGGCACCCATGTTAAATGTCGTATCTATGGATCCTGTGTTATCTAATTTAATAATGCGATTGTATCTAGGTGCATCATATGACAAAAATGCTCCAGCTGCATACAACTTACTACCTGATACAAGACTTGTATAAACAAAGTTATTAAATCCTCTGGTTGATTGACCGTTGTATCCTATACTTCCAGTATTGAATGTTGTGTCAATTGCACCACTATTGTTTGTTTTAACAAAATAATTAACAGTTGATCCTGAGTAAGTTGTAAATCCATTGCCTAAATACATATTGCCCGATGTATCCAACGAAATATAAGATGAAAAATTAGCAACTACAAAGCTTAATCCTGTACCTACATTAAATGATGCGTCTCGATTTCCGTTGGGCATCGCTCTAACAATTCTAGTGGATGTTGACCCGCTATAACTACCAAATTCTCCATATGCTATAATTTTTTGATCGGGTTGTATTTTTATGCCATAAACTGAAGAATTAGGGGTTCCTGGGTTAAACGTGGTATCTAAAGTGCCATCGGTATTTATGCGAGCTAAACGATTTATGTTAGAACCACTATATGTAGTAAATCCTCCTCCCATAACATATTTACCATCAGATTGAATATCGATTGCAAATATTGCGCCTGCTCCGGTACCGGCAAATCCAACCCCAGCATTGAACGTAGTGTCTCTAGTACCATCGGTATTAATTCTAAATGATCCGGTAGGAGCAACTGATCCTGAATATTGAGTTACCCCATTTGAACCTACAATGATCTTTCCATTGGATTGAATTGTTACGCAATTTAGTTGTGTTGTTGATCCAACACCAGTATTAAATGTAGCATCACGAGTTCCGTCGGTGTTTAATCGAATAATTCGATTTTGTGTTGAACCAGAATATGATGTAAATGCTCCAACTGCAATAATTTTACCGTCTGATTGTACTGCTATACCAAGTACGGTATTATTAAATCCTGTTCCTACATTAAATGTAGCGTCTCTAGTTCCGTCGGTGTTTATTCTTGTTATATACGCACTGTTTGAACCACTATACGTAGTGAATATCCCTCCCACAATTATTTTACCATCGGATTGGGTTGCCATTGTATAAACGGTGTTATTGAATCCGGTACCCATGTTAAATGTTGTATCTACAGATCCGGATAAATCCATGCGTAATATTCTAGTATAAAATGGTGGTTTATATAAACTAAATGTGCCAGCTACATACATATAATCTGGAACTGCAGGAATTAAAATTCCAGGAACATATGGTTGTATAAATGCAAAAGGCGTAAACATAACTTATATCATATTTCTTACAGAACTTACATAAACAGTATTTGAATCAAACGCAACCATTGTTACTATGTCAACTGCGTTTGCTACTGCTGATCCTGTGTATAAAGAACCACTTGGTTGTTTTACTAATCCAGGAAATGAAACTGTACCAGTTCCTAAAGTTCCTTGAGTTATTAATATATTAACGGTTTGTCCCGGGTTTACATTTGTTGGGGTAATAACGGTATTTGCTCCGTTTACTAGTCCTAAAGTAAAGAAATTATTTGTTGATAAATTAACAGATGCAGCACCCCCAGTAATAGTTAGTGCGGATACTTGTCCACGCAATGAACCAGTAACAACAACTTGTTGATTTAATGGGTTTATAAATGAAGAAGTTGCGGCATACGAGCTCGATAAAGCGGTTGTTGCGTAACTTGCACTTACTGCTTGTAAAACATAAGATGCAGTTTGTGCTGTTTGAATGTAACTTGCGGTTGAAGCAAACGAACTCGATAACGCTTGAGAAGCATATGAAGCACTTATTGAAGAGCTTACTGTAGAAATATATGGGGTTAATGTACTTGCTACATCTTGATAATTAGCATATGTAGTTAAACCGTTAGCAGTAGTTGTTAATATATAAGAACCAGTATTATATCCTATGCTACTGCTAAACCAATTAATTTGATCAGGGTAAAATGTTCCTGATTGATGTAAAGCACCTGAAATAGTACCTCCTGTTAAAGGTAAATAATCAGGAACGTATGAAGCTGTTTCTGCGTATGAAGCGCTTAACGCTTGAGAAGCATATGAAGCAGTACCCGTCAATGTTCCAGTGAATGAACCCGTAAACGATCCTGTGTTGCTTAAAAATTGATCTACTCGATTTACAGTTAAAATAATAGACGGCAAAGTAGGTCCATATGTTGGGGCATTATCTGCAAGTAATCTGACATGAGTATCTCCACTTGCCCACATTATTTGATAGTAGTCCCCTGCAGCTGAGTTTGTAAACCAATTCCATGCTGCTACTAGCGGGTTAGCAGCAGCAGTTCCTGTTAATACAATACTAGTGTTTGTTTCAACAATGTCTATTCCATTTTTTCTCAACCAAATGTATACTGTATCTGTACCTGAGTTTGTTCTATCAAATTGCGCTGAAAATTGTATGTTGTATACCCCAGCATTTGCTGTTTTAATGTATGTGTTATATGGACTTGTGGACCCTGATATAGATACACCGTTGCTAATGTCTGTTGTGTTAAAAGACATTGAACGAGGTATACTAGCTACCGGATTTGTTTGAGTTGTAGTATCATAAAAACTACCATATGATCCTGTTGCTGTGTTAAAGTTTGGACCACCACCTGTCGATGTAATAGTAACTTGTCCTATACCATTTGTTGGAGATAAAGTAATATTAGAACCTGCTAATAATTGGGTTACTCCTCCATTTGAAGCATATGATGCACTTGTTGAAGTATTTGAATATGATGCAGAAATAACACTGTTCGAACCATATGGCCCAAATATATTTGATGCAGTAATAAATGAAGCTGTTTGAGCCGTTGTTATATACGAAGCCGTTTGCGCAAATGTAGTATATGATGAGCTCACTGCTTGTAAAACATAACTTGATGTAACGGCATATGAAGATGATATTGTATTTGATGCATAACTTGATGTTACTGAATAACTCGATGATATAGCAAATGAACTAGTACTAGATTTAGATGCGGATATTGCAAAACTAGAACTTAATACAGTCATCGATGCAGTACTTGAAGTTAAAACATATGGGTTTAACATTGAACTAGTTTGCGATGCTAATATATAACTTGAAGTTGCTGCAGTTAATGAATTTACTTGAGTTTGTATGGAACTAGTAAATGTATTAAATGATGATGTGGTAACAAATGAACTAGTATCAATAGTAGCGCCACCTCCTCCGTTTAATGCATGTGATGCCGTTATGGCATATGAAGCGGAAGTTGCTGTTATGGAATTGGTAGCAAATGATGCTGAAGTTGCATTAACTACATTGTTAATTGTAATAGGAAATGTAGTTGCATTTCCCTTAGTAAACGTTATAGTTGCATTATTTACGGACGCAGTATTAATACTTAATAACGATTGAGATGCAGTTGATGCAAACGATGCCGATGTAGCCAAAAGTGCATAAGATGCAGATTCTGCCCATGATGCTGTACCAAAAAATGAACCTGATATTTCATATGATCCGGTTGGTAATTGCGCTATGTTAAATATTAATTTTCCACGACTCATTGAGCCCATCTCCCTTTAACGATAATTGTATCTGCAGCCGTTATGTTAAATCCAAGTAATATGTTATTAAAAACAATTAATTGAGGTACATTAATACTAGGTGTCCAGTTATATAATGCTTTATCAATATATTGACCGTTAACAAATACATCAAATTCATGATATGTTGCACTTAATTTAGTTACAGGATTTACAGCTGAACCAAAGTTTAGTTGAACAGTTGACGCATTTACATATGTAGCTTGTCGTTCTTGCAACGCCGTTAAATAAAACATTATATCTGGAGTAAGATTAGTAATAAGTCCCCCGCCGCCGACTGTTACTGAAACACCAGAAACTATACTGCTTTGTGCTTGAAGTACTTCTATTGGTACCGATGTAGTTTGAAATATATTAGTATTACCAACATCAATATATTGATCAAATGAAAGTTTCTTAGGTGAAAACATTTTTTTGATAGTTGATATACGTGCTTCTTGTTCTGATAATAATGTTCCTAGTACCGTTAATGGTATAGTTGCTCGTATTAAACGATCTTCTCCAACGGTATTTACAGTTTCAAAATTAATTGAACCTATTGTAGTTTGAAATTTATTGTTATCATTTCCCCAAGCAAATCGGCCATATGGCAAAATTTGATCTATTAAATCATTCATTTGCGCAGTAAAATCACACCATATCATCATATCATATTCTATAGTAACATATTTTGGTATATCCACAATATAAATTTTTTGAGATTCTGCAGGTAGATTTTTTGGTATTGGAAATAAATCATCTTCATACCGATTTCGTTCATTATATTTGTTTTTATATACAATATAATTTGTTGGGTATGGTCTATTAACATCTAATGATCGTTGATTATCTCTTTCGGTAACTGAATTTCGTTTTAACATGATTAATGGAGATTGTAACATTCCTTTTTCATCGCGAAGATACCCCAATCTGCGTACATTGTCCCATTTTTCTCCATTTGAAAAAATTACAGGTATTGAAATCAATTGTTGATTTGCGTTAATTTGTGGTTGTATTTCATTTTCAATAAACCATTTAATTGCATAATCAATATCATAAAGAGTTTGTTGTGGCGTACGTATTATATCATCATCTCGACGTGTTTGATTTGCCCGATTTAATAATAAATCGTCATTTAATCCTTCTGTTGATTTAGGATTAGGTTTATTGGTTTTTCGATCTATATTCTGTCTATTTAATTTAGGCATTTCTATCCTTTATATGAAAATGATGAATTATTTCCGCCACGTCGTATATTTGAAATACCCCATGGGGTTTGACGAGTTGCGTGTGCATTACATATAATAGAAACGCTATATCCATGAGAATCTCCATTTGGCCAAGTTTCTGGATTCTTACCAACAAAGTATTGATTTGCATCAACATTATCTAATTCATAATATTCATTGTCCCAAAATACAATATCTCCTACTTCTGGATAAAAATCTGCACGTTCTAATAAATCTCTAGAAATACCAAATGTTAATGTTCTTGTATAACTATGACCATAATCATCCATTGTTGCAGTTTTATCATCTTTTGTAATCATGCATGGTAGTAATATTGAATCATAATATGATTTTGAATCAGATTCTCCATATATATTTGATTCTGTATTTTCTACAATAAGTTTGTAAAATTCAATTTCAGTATCAACAATTGCATTGATTAATTCGCGATTAACTGATGCTAGAAATTTTGCATCTCGTTGAGTTCCAAATAATGCCATAATTTTCCCTTTATCCTAGATATATTTTTAATGGAACTTTTGCAAGTATTTCATTCATCTGCGTTGATTCGGCATTTTGTCGTGTCATCATTTGTTCTTTAGTCATTTTTTCTAAAAATTCTCGAAGTTGAGTTATCAATTCTCCTTTTTCAGTTTGACCTTGAGATGTTAAATCGCTACCATTAAGTGTTACTTCGCCATTTGGTATTGGAACAGATGAATATTTACCGCGAATATATCCTAACATTTCTTTTGCAGTAGCGGTTGCATATTTAAAAATCCACGCACGGCCCATATCATTGATTCTACTATATGTTTGATATGTATATGGTATATTTGATGCGTCTGTTATAACACCTCGCATAAGTGCTGTATTCCCGTATAATACGGCTGAATTAGTTTTATCATCTTCTAGTACAAACTCAATCCATACTTTTTTATAAAAAATTGATGATGCTGCACTTCCCGTGCCGCTTGATGGTACAGGATAAAATTTAATATCATCTCCATGCACTTCAAAAGTAAAATATGATTTACGAACCATATCATTAAATTCAATTGCTTGCAATCTAAATAAATCTGCATGTATCGGCATCATCATAAATGATACAGACGGAGAAAATCCACCAAAATCAAATGCATCTAAAAGTTGTTGTGATCCTAATCCAGTACCAACAAACGGATCAAAATATCTTACAATAGCAGGCGGCATTTGATGCAATACTCGTTTTATTTCTACGGAACTAGTAGTTAAAACTAATCCTATAGATTTAGAAATAGCGGTGCGAATATTATATGATTGTTGTCCAGGTATAACATCAATTGATGCAGTATACCATTTAAGATGTCCACCAGAATCGGCTTCAGTACCATATGCTTTTGATATTTTACTAATATATCCAAATGAATTTCCAATTAATGAATCAGTAAAACTATTTCCTTGTAAAAAACTAGAACCTGTTTGTACGCCTAACGTATTTAATAAGTTGTTAGCAATATTTACTTGATTTACTTGATTTGAATATTCAATAACAGCAGCTTCAAATGCAGTGTAAAAATTTACTGATTGCATTTCTACATCTAATATTGGGTATCCTAAAACTTGAGCTGCATGTTTAGCAAATTTATCTGCATGTGATTGAAATATAACATCTGAATCAAAAAATCCAAAAGGAGTACTGCCAGCAGTAAACGAAGAACTTCCTGGCCATATTGGACGATTTTCTGAATAATCCATTGTTATATTCCTTTTTCATATAAATATCAGTACGTTTCGTTTAGAAGTTTTAAGATTTCATCTAATGCTATATGTCGATGATTATCTAGTAATATAATTTCATTAACATATTTTGATTTAGTTAATTTTGGTACTTCATGAATTGCCGAATCATTTCCAAACTTTAAATCAATTTGATATCGATCGCCCGTTAATATCATGATGCTGTCTTTTCCTAACCGAGATAACACCATTTGTAATTGTTGTTTGGTTAAATTTTGAAATTCATCTACAATGCATACTGCTTGATCAAAAGTTCGTCCTCGAAAATGTGCTAACGAAACTAATTCGATATTTTCTTCACGTTCCATTTTGTCTAATACATCGGGTTTATTATATACTTTTCGCATATTACTTCGCAACGGTACTAACCATGGATCCATTTTTTCTGCTAATGACCCGGGTAAAAATCCGTTATCTTCATTTGAAACTGTAGGACGTGTTATGATAATTTTATTAATTTGTCGTTTAAAAAACATATCTAAAGCTATTTGAACTGCTAACAAAGTTTTACCAGATCCAGCTTTACCTAAAATAAAATTAAACGGAGTTTGTAAAATTTTTGCTTTTGCTTGTTTTTGTTCTTCTGATAATGTAATTGAAAATTTAACATCAGTTTTCGGTGGAGTTTTTTCTCGATTTTGCGTAGCCATAACTTGCCTTTTATGATAATTTAGTAAGTGTTGATTCGCGATATGTCATCGATTTAAGTGTTTCAATTTTACCTAAACATATTTGACGTATTGCATAAAATGTTTTACGTGCGGGATATGGAGTCATAATTTTTATTTTAATTAACTCTCTATCTGGTCCAAGATCTTGTTCAATATGTACCATTAATACTAATCGTATAGCTCTAATTCTATCTAATACATCAATAAGCCGACCATCATATCGAATTTCAGCATACATTTCATATTTAGTTCTTTCTACTGCCATGATATCTTTTAATATAAATATACAAACAGTAAAAAAGGGTGACCGAAGCCACCCTTTCTTGTTTAATTAGTTAATTCGTTAATTGCTAATTCTAATCGAAGTTAACTATTAAAGTGAATTAAGACCGTGCACGTATACTTTTCCGTAGAATTCTGGACGAACTACTTTCTTAGCGTAACGTGTCATGACACCTTTACGCGGAGTGAAGTTCACCGGATCGTATACAAGCGGAGTCATAATTAACGGAATATAAGGAGCAAATACAGCACCCGTTTCAAGGAACTGCGAACCTCTAAAGCCCATTAAAATTACATTCTCAGTCATGTATGGATTTTTGTATACGGTATAACGATTGTTGATTGAACCAATTTTTTGAACACCGGCAGCAAATTCCATTTTGTTACCATCAGTATCAGCAGCAAATCCTGGAATAGATTCGAGGATAGTTGCAACTGCTGGAGATGTTACAAGGAAGTTGGCGCCGCCACGCAATGTTTTTTGGTGAATTTTATTAGATACTTTTTGAAGTTTGGTACCTAAAGTTTGGAACCAACCACCTTGAGTGTTATAGAATCCATCTCCTGCGGCAGTAGCTGCACCTGCACCTGATTGCGTAAATCCAGATCCGTTCCAGAAGTTGTTGTTTAATGCAGACCAATACTCAGTTGTAGGAGCTGCAGCAATCAACATATCAAGAATCTCAAGATCAATTTCCATTGATACATACTCAGACAACATTGAAGTCAATTCAGCTTCAGCATCAATTGAATGATATGCATTTAAATCTTGAGCAAATTCAGGTGTCCAAACAGCTTTCAACTTACGTGTTTTGGCAACAATTGGATCTGATTGCATTTCAAGATTGATTTCTGGAATTTGAATATCGGCATTGTATCCGTTAGAATAAGTTGTTCTGTCTTCAAAATCACCTCGCGAAATATCACTAGGTTGTTTGCTATATTGTAACTTAAAGTTAGTTCCAGCAATTGCTAATTGAATTGCAGTTGCTTGAGCAGTGGTTACAATAAATGATGCAGTAAAATTACTGTCAATTGTTGAAAATGCTTGAATTGGAACAATTTCAGTTGCAGCAGCACCAGAAACAAATGTCCAAGAACGAACTGAATATAAATCAGCATCGGTAGGAACATTTACAGTTACTTTTTTGTAGCTTGATAATGATGCAGAATAAACACTATCATAATTAACTAATCCAGCATCGGTTAATGCACCAGTGCCAGAACCTGTATTTGCAGCTGTACTAGTTAATGCAGATGATGTAATTGAGTTAATTGAATAACCAAAACGACCAGCACCATAAAGACCACCTGCTGCATCTGAACCAGTTGTGGTAACACCAAACATTGAATCTAATGCATTAGGATTTCCAAATGGATCACCTGTTCTGTTGTTGTTGTCATTATCAAATCCAGGATGAGCTGTACCATATTTAAAGTCTAAATAAAATACAAGACCTGATGGCAAATTCATTGGTTGAACTGAAACAAATTCTTTTGCTGCAAATTCAGCAAAGATACGTCGTACCAATGGAAGTGCTACACCTGCCCACTCTTCAGATCCTTGAGCAACACCAGTTTGTGAAGCTTCTTTTACTAATTGACGTGCTTGGTTTTCAAGCAATTGAGCCATGCCGGCTCTTTCGGTTTCGGTACGAAGGCCTTCTAAAAGTCCGGTTCGTTCCCATTTGTTTACGGTTGCAATTGCCGCAGATCGTTGTGATCGATCTGGACTTTGCAATAAATTAGAAATACTCATGTTGTTTCCTTTTTTTTAATTTTTTTTTTACAATAATCCTGCTAATTTTTTCCACCGGTTAGCTAATTCAAAACCTTCAGATAAAACTTGTGTTGTTGGAGCAGTAGTCCTTGTAGCTTTTGATGCATACGATTCTTTAACTACTCGTTTTTTAGTTGGTCGTTTAAAGCTTTCAACCAATGTTGCAAATACTAATTTTGCTTCACGTGGGTTTGCAGCTCTATCAAAATTCTCAATCACTTTCATTTTTTGAGGTTCTGATAATTCAAAGTTACGGAACAATTTGTTTGTGTAAAGCAATTTAGCATTAAGAAGATTTACTTCGTTGATAACTGATTGCAAACGTTTAACTGTTCGATAAGCTTCTGCTAATTCTTGATTTTTATCTTGTAGTTCATCTTGCATATCTTCTATTTCTTGCATCATTGATTCCGAATCTTCCATAGGTTGTTTTGGTTCTTCTAAATCTTCCTCTTCTCGTAAAATTGATTCAATAATTTCATCAATATCACTCATTTCTGAACTACCAAGATCTTTCATAGTTGCACCATGCTCATCATCTTCAAAATACATTCCTTCTTCAATGTCAGTTCCTAACAATTCATCTGAATCGTCCATTGATGCATCTTCTTCTAACTCACGAATAATTTCTGAAATATCCAAATCTTCTGGATTTTCCATGTCCATGCCTTCATTGTATTCAGCTGTCATTTCTTCTTCAGATGCTGGTTGTTGCTTTTCTGACGCTGTTGTTTCATTTCCTCCTGCCATTCCAACTTGAAAATTGTAATCTTTGCCGCCAACTGATGCTGCTAAGGTATCATCTGTCCAATTGAAATCATTTCCGTCGGCAGTTGTATCCATATCGCCCATTTCTCCTTTTGCATCCATTTTTGCGTTTGCCCCCATTTCTACATCTGCGTCATCTTCTTCATCCATTAATTCGGAATCTAATTTTTCAGCAAACATTCTAGTAAGACGAGGTGCAAATGCTTCTTGTAGAGCAATTTTTGCGTTAGCTAATGCAGTTTCTTTAACTGTTTTAGCATCCGCGATCGCTTGTTTTAACAAGTCCGATTTTGCCATTTTTCTCCTTAAATTTGTTTTTTTTTTTGGAAATAAGATTATTTGAAATCTTAATAGAATTTAACTAATTTTTTTATAAACGCTATATAAAGAACGAATAGCGTATTCTACAATAAATATAGACATGTTTAAAAAAACAGTAAAAAAGTCCTAACATTTTTGTTAAGACTTAATTTTTTTTTAATTTTTTAAAATTTATTTTGCAAATCTTGCATTTGTTGACGATATCGTGCTTTTGAAACAATGTTTCTTCGTTTGGTAGTTGGTTTTACGAATGTGCGATTTTCTTTCACATGTTCTAATACTCCAGAATCTTTTACTTTGCGTTTCCAGGTTCTTAATGCAAATCCTAAATCTTGATTTACTACATTTACTGCCGTCGAATTACCCGGAACGATGCTTTGATGTTGTTTTTGTTTTTTGTTCATATATAATTTATTAAATTTTTCCTTGTGGTTTTTTTGCTGCCTGCTGTCTTACATTGAATCTAAAATGTTTCAACTCAGGTTTTTGAGCTAAATATCCTTGAAGCTTTTGTGATTCTAATGCAGGATCTTGTCCTAATCGAAAATAAAAATATCCAATTTTTCCCGTTGGCGATAATGTTTTTTTAACTACAGTAAATCCTTTACGTTCTGCCCATTCTTGAATTTCTTGTGCTACTGATTGCGCAGTTGCTGGATCGCGAAGAACATATTCAATGCCGCCTCGATAATCAGTTAAGTTGTTAACCAATTGTGCTTCTTCTAATTCAGATTCACCCAATGTAGCACTCAATCCTTGCATTGCAACGTTCATTTCTTTATATGCATCTTTTGCTTTATTTAAATTTTCAATATCTTCATCAGAAAATTTTGGAAATGCAGATGGTTTGGTTTGTTCTTTTAAACCAAAAAAATCTCGATATAATTTTTTAAATTTGCTCATCATGCACCTATATTATAATAATTTTTTTTACGTTATCCAAATTATCCAACATCAAAAAATCGATTCAAATGATTACCAATGTTTTCGTACGCTAATGACATTCGTTGTTGTGCTTCTTTTAATTGCATTGATGCATCAGAAAATTCTTTATAATCTTCATGCATTCTTTTATTTTCTTTTTTAAGTGCCTGATTAGAAAACCAATCATCTCCTTCGGTCATAATTCTATCAGCACTTTCTACAATTGTTTTAACGCGTTCAACAATTTCATCAATATCACCTTTACCGTATACCGAATCACCCATTGCTGAAAAATTAGCAACTGCTTCTTTAAATGTTTGTTTTTCTTGTGGAGACATTGGTGCAGGTTGATCTTGCATTATGGTCTCTAAAATAAATTTCAAATTGGGCGTTCTCATTATATTATCCTACATTTACCATCTTCACATAAAATTGATGTAATGATGTTGTTTACTTTATTATATTTATTAGTTACGTTTTTATTTATTGATTCATGCACGTGCGTAGGTCGCATGAAAGCTCCTTGTGTTGATGGATTTGATACAAAATCCCAACATATCAATTCAAAATCTTCTTGAACTTCTACAGTTCCTTCATTTCGCAATTCTTTTACTGATCCTAACCCTCGTGAAGAAATTCCTAATGTAATACCCGCTTTAAAAAGTTCTTTAAGTATTTTGCCCGAAGGCGTATCTAGGATTTGTACGGCTCCATGCAAATCATCTCCATTCCACCAAATTTTTAAAACATTATGAGAAACATTGTTTAAATTTACAACAGAAGATTCCGGGTGGTCTAGTTCGCCTAACGCTCTGTGCTGATCAATATATTCTTGTTGGTATCGTTGGCATTCTCGATCTAAAATTGTTTTTGGGTATATACGACCGTTTTGATTTTTAGCTCCCGCTCGTTGCAAAATCCCTTGAACAACAAATCCTCCGGGTATTCCATATGCCGCCCCGTTTGATTCAGTTAATGAACCAATGGGGTTAAATGGCATATATTCTACTATTAGTTGTTTTGACATATTATTCTCCCAACGCTCTTACTCGTTCTGAAATTTTAATTAATCGTTCTGAAATTTTAGTTAATGCCGAATCCACTGATGCCCCATATCCGTTTCTTGCAACCCCCGATTCTGTTTTTAATCGTGATGCATATTTTACAGTACGTTCAATTTCTTGTAATTGTCGTGCAACTTCTTTTATTGTATGTTTTATTTTTTGTTCTGGTGTTGTTTTTGCATTTCCTGTTGCGTATGTTCGATATGATTCAATAAGTGATTCATATTTATGATCCATTATTTCTGCAACAGATTGTTTGATAGTTTTATCTTTTGCATGTTTAGTTGGTTTATTCAACATATATTTTAATGGATATTCGTATGTTTTATTAAACCAATCATTAGTATCACTAAACGCAAATTTATCACTTAGTTCTTCTTCTTCAGATTCTGGTGTTTGTAAATCTTCATCTTTCCAACTATATTCAGGTGGCGTGTTTACGGATTCATATGTTTTATCTTTATTTTGCCATTTGCCAGGTTTAGCAAATGCCGCAGGCGTACTATAACCAGCAATTGCACCAGTAACATTTTGTTCTTCTATTTCTTCAGAATTTTCTAAATTATCATTATTTTCATGATCGACTGCATCTAAAGATTCTTCTAATTCAATAAATTTTGATTCAATTTCTTTTAATAACGATTTCATTGATGCAATCCTTTTAATTCTTTAATCAAATCATAATAACGTAACAATGATAATATGTGTGATTCTTTAATCATTTTCATGTTTTCTACAGTACATATCATTTCAGATAGTTTTTGTACTTTTATTTTAGTAGCTTTATCTGATATTAATTTAGATTGATTGTATAATTCTGTTTTTATTTTTGGAACAATTTGTTCTATATATCGTTTTAAAGTTGTAGTATCATTTACATTAGTAATATATTTGTTTAACAATTGTTTTTGTGATTCATCTAAAATAGAATATTTTTCATTAAATTTATCAACTAATAATTTATATGCTAATAATCGAACATCGTTGGGTTGTGATTGATATGATTCTATTAATTCATCTTGTTTAATGCGATTTTGATTGGTAATTAATCCCGTATTTAATATAACAGTTTTACATTCCATTAGTTGTTTAGGATTATCCGAGTCTTCATATTCAAATAGCATATATATAGATGCTAAGTTTTTATAATTAGAAATATGAATTTTTGCAATATCATTAAATACAAATTTTTCCGAAATTTCTTTTACTAAATTATATTTTTGGCGTTTTAACGTTGTTTGATTTAATTTTTTATATGATTCTTTAATCATTCGTATATAATCCAATCCTTGCGCATCTGTTTTAAATTGTTGTTCTTTATTTAAAGCATTGTAAAGTTGCAATTCTTTTGCTAATTCTGTATTATGTCCAAAATATTTTTTTATAATATCAACAGTTATAGTTTTATTGGAAGATAATGTTTCAGAAGTTAATTTTCTAACTAATATTTCAAAAAGTATACCGGTATTTTTGTATTTTGAATGTTTTAATTTTTTCATTATTTCCTCATACAGATTTCGGTTTATTATAAATATGTTTGTATTTATAAAATATTATTTTCATCTAACATAGTACCAGTATCGATAATATGATTAGATTTGTTTTTCATTGTTTCCGAAATAATATTTGGTGATTTTATTTTTTTAATGTATCGTAAAATACTATGTGATTCAGCTGTCATTGGTTTTATTGATGGTTCGGCTTTTGGATCTGGTTGAAATGTTGTTTTTTGATTTTCTGGACGAAATGCTTGATCTATAGTTTTTTTACCCGTAGGGTCCCACCCAAATTCATTTTTATGTTGACCAAATTTAATTCCTTCTTTTGGGCGGCCTCCTTGATCTTTTTCTTCAACCTCATCCGAAGACATATGTATTGATGCTAAATCGTGCGGAGTACCAAATGATACACCTGTTATTGCTGGATCATTACCTTCTTGTTCAATTTGATTTTGACGAAATCGAAGTTTTAAATCTTCAATAACATCTGTTCGTTGTTGCAACCACTGATCTTCCGACATGTTAAATATATATTCATATATAAATTTATCTGAAACCAATTTTGAATCTCGCATTGCTGTTGCTAATGTCATTTTTTCAGTCATTAATGCAACTTTTTGTTGATCATATATAATTGATGGCGCCGTTAATTCTAATTCAAATCCAATTAAATCTTCACCTTCAAAACCTTGTGCATATAAATGTACAATTGCAATTTTATATAATTCGGATATGGCAATTTTTTGTATTCGTTCAATTGTTCTAGCAAAACGAATATCCATTGATGCCAATGTAGTTTTTCCTTCAACTGCTTCTTCAAAACCTAAAAATGCTTTTGGAATACGTAATGCAGCCATCATTTTGTGTTTGATGTAATTGATATCATCAATACCCGTAAAAGTCATACCAGGCAATGTATCAATTGCTGTAGATGATTGTCCTCCGCGAACTGGCAAATAATAATCTTCTAACATGTTAGCAAGATTAAATTTCATATTGTAATTTCCGGTTTGTGGATCTACGTGAGGAATTTTTTTCATTTTCATGATAATTTGTTCCATGAATGAATCAACTTCATTTGGTGGAATATTACCAATATCAATTTTAAAAATTCGTTTTTCTGGTGCTCTCATGATACGATGAATAAGCATTGCATCTTCAAGCATCATTAATTTTTGAAATTCTTGACGAGCTCCTTCTAACATTGATTTACCATATGGTAAAAAATTAGAATCCGATAACATTCTAAAATGTGCTATTTCAAAAACATCGTATGTTGCTTGTTGATTTGCAATATTTTTAAATTGTATTTTATATTCACCAGTAACTTCATTGTACTCTTCCCAACGTTCCATTTCGTAACTAGAAAATGGACGAACATTAACAATACCAAATTCTTCAGTAATATCAAGTTTTAAAAAAAAATCTCCATATTTTGTCATATTACGTATCCATGGCCAAAGATTAAATTCTATGTTTAAGATATCATAAAACAAATTATATAAAATTTTTTGAATTTGTGTTTTACTAGTTTTAATAGTTAAAATATCGCCAAACTGATCTGCAAGTGTAGATTCATCTGCATATATATCTAATGCTGAACTAATAATTGGGTCACGATCCATCATTTCGTAATCTGCATAAAGTTGCATACGATTTTGATGCATATAGTAATTTGAATCATATCCACCCATGCCCCCTACACGATGTTTATTTGCACCATGTAATCTAGTATATCTATCCGCAACTTTTGATTGATTTAAGTTACCGCGCGATTGTAATTGGTTGGTATCAACAACTTTTAATCGATCTTTACCATATGAACGAACAATAACATTCGTAGCAAAAAGATTTTGTAAACGTTTTCTTAATGTGGGCATATATTTTATCTATTTTAATATAAATATAACTTGTTATAAAACTGCAAGATTATCGTATCAACCACGTTAAATCTTCATTGCTATCACCAACGTTCCAATTCCAAGTTTCATTTCCAGATTTTTGATTGCGATTAGTATAAATGATTTGTTCTGATGTTTTTGTAAATTGTGAAAGTGCACGTTTATTAAGTTCTATTCCTTGTTGTCGAAGTTTAAGTGACGTATCGCGCAGCCATAATCCGATACAAAAAGACATAACAAGGTCATCATTGTATCCAGTTTGTGATTGTGCTTTTCCATTCAACCAAATAAAAACAAAAAGTTCTTGTATCAATCTTTTAGAACGTATTATAGGTGTTCGTTCTCGCATATACATTTCAAGTGCCGATATCATTAATGGACGTGTACGTGAGGTTGTTGATACGCCAGGAACCATCTGTGACTTATCCTTCATGTCATAACCTTTTTTGAGTTGTACGTCTACATCAACATAACCATCATCTTTATATGTATAAAATATATTTTCATATCCGCGGTCTAATGCTGGTTGAATTGCTGCCCAACCTATGTTTGCATTTTCAATTGCTAGTAATGCATTATTCCATTCTGTTGCAACTGATACAAGCATATTGCCAAAATCTTTAGGTGGCAATTTGCCTTTGTATTCTGCAACTTGAGATACTGATTCTACATCGATAACATGAAATGTTGACCAGTCAGCGCCGTCGCCTCGAGCAACGTCAGCTACTACTATGTAATTTTTTTCATAGTTAGGATATTCCCAAATCCAATATGCATTATCAAATCCACGCCGCTCGATAGGTTCAATGCATTTATTTTCATAATCCATTAATATTGCACCATCAATTACAGTGTGTCCAGATGAAATAAAATCACAATCACATTCTTGTGCAGCACCTCGTTCTCCTAATAATTGTGTTTGTTCATCGCGCCATGATTGATCGCGATCTGGGTGTACGGACCAATGCAATTTAATTGTATGAAATCCGTTAATGTTTGATTCGGCATCTGCCCATGTTTGATGAAACCAATTTCCAATTCCGTTAGGTGTAGATAAAACAATTGCACCACCACCAGTTGATAACGTTGCTTGCGATGCTATCCATATTTCTTCAATGTTTCGTATAAATGCAGCTTCGTCAATAACTAGCAATGACAATGCTTCTGATCGAGCACCCGTTGTTGCAGATGATACTGCTTTGATTTGTGAACCATTTTTAAATTTTAAAGAAAGTTTATTGTCAGCTTCAATTGTTCCACGCAACCAACTAGGCAAGTTATCATGCATTACCCGTACTTTAGTCACTAAATTTTTTGCTACTTCTTGTGTTGTTGCAATAACAAGTACGTTGAAATCGGGTTTGAATAACATGCTCCAAAGTGCAAATCCAGCAGCTAATGTTGATATACCTAACTGACGTGATTTTAAGATTACATTGTAACGATTATCTCGTAGTTCAGTCAATGCAGTTTCTTGAAAATCATACAAATTAAATTTAATTTTTCCTTGAGTTGGATGTTGAATATAACAATATTGTCGCATAAAAAAAACTGGATCTTTTGCACACATTGTGTATTGTTGCTGAATGATCTGTTTTATGTTTTGAGACATAATATTATTTTAAAATTTGATTAATCAATATTCCAGATCCTAATGTCGTAAATATACCAGTAGCAAACCACAATGCTTTTGAATCATACCATTTTGGTTTAATTAATTTTTCTTTGCGAATATACAATTCAATATTGTCTTGTAACAATTTAATTTGTTGATTTTTGTAATGAATTTGTATGGAATCAAATTTGATCAATTCTTCATGTTGTTTAGACAATGTTACGTATTTATCAATTAATGCCGTATTAATTGAATCTAATTCAAACAATGAATCTATTGTATATGAAATATCAACAATTTCTTGTTGCGTAAAACATGTATCTGGAACGGTTTGAGTAAATGCAAATACAGGAAATAAAAGTATGATTAATAATTGTTTCATGTTATTTTTTTGTTTTTCGTACGCGACGCGTTTTGTTTAAAATGTTTTGTTTAGCTTGATCAACTGACAATTCTTGTGGATTGATATTTTCTTTTTTGTTTTGTAACGTTTCAATATCCGTTTTAGTTTCATCAATTTGTTCTTTAATTTTATTGCGTTGTTCATCAATTATTTCAGTTTTGCCTTGAATTTGATCAATTTTTTGATTGGTATCATCAATTTTTTTATCAATTTTTATAACTTTGTTTTTATTAATTTTATCATTTGCAAAAATTATTGCAATAACAGTTAAGATTGCACCAACTATGATGCCCCAATATTTTTTAATTGTTTTCATTTTGTATATTATTCCTATTTAATTTTTCTAAAAATTTTGTTTTAAATTCTTCAAATTGTTTTTGTATGGTATTTTCAAATTCTTCTGCAGTCATTTTTGCCGACCAATGTTCAACTTGTCCTTGAGAATTTGAAACAAATTGTTGTACTTGTGTATATGCTTGTTTTAATAAATCAACATCTCGTTCAGCATCGCGAAGCCAAGCCAATGCATTTTCTCGAATTTTATTTTGTTCATATTCATCATACTTGCCGGTTTTTTTTAATTCATGTTCCATTTCAATTACACAATCAAAACACATTCCATGAATTTTACGCATTTTTTGATCTAACTGATGTGTACCGACGCATGTGCACATATCTTTTCTACAATTAGGAAATGATTGTAATTCATCTCGTATAGATTGAAATATTTCAGAATTCTTAGTTTTTCGTATACGAAACCCTTCTCGTTGTTCTACAACATGTACATTGCCATTTGAATCAGTTTCTTCCCAAACATCTCCTATTTCTCGATGTTCTGATTTTTTTGATTGAGCATCAGAAAAGCCTACAGTTTTTTTAGTTTGAAACTTGTGAGTTCCATCCAAAAATTGTTGTACGGCTTTAACATTTTGTAACTTTTTTGACATAACTTGTTTATTTTATTTATTAAGATTCTGATTCGGATTCTGTTTCATCTGGTACGTTAATACTTTTAATTTGATTGATAGCCATGGCTTTTGCTCGTTGCAAATCTTCTGGATTCAATTTTAATAACAATTTAGCTAATGGAGATATTGCTGCAGAAACCATAGAACTAGGTCCTCGTTGTTGTTTTCTTTTTAAAAACTCCAACCATTTTCTAATTGCCACAATTCCTTCAGCTTCTTGTTGTTCTACATCTTTTTTTACATCGGTAGTTTCTGCGTCTTGATTAGTTTTTGCTGCATTAGCAGCAGGTGCAGAACTTCCAGCTGGTGGTGTAGCAGCAGTATCTGGTGCAGGTGCAGTATCTGGTGCAGGTGCAGTATCTGGTGCAGGTGCAGTATCTGGTGCAGGTGCAGTATCTGGTGCAGGTGCAGTATCTGGTGCAGGTGCAGTATCTGGTGCAGGTGCAGTATCTGGTGCAGGTGCATCTGCTGGTTCATCTTTTGTTTTTTTGTTATCGTCGCCTTGTTCGTGTAAAACTTTTAAAATTTTTCTGCGAATATATTCTCGTATCAACAATTCTTTTTGTGACAATGTTAAACGATTTAATCGTTCTTGAATTTCTGGAGTAGTTACTCCATGATCAATTAATTCTAATTTTTTTAAATATTCATCAGAATCAGTTTTTTGTCGTTTGTTTAAAACTTTTGAAGCATGTTTTGGATCATATTCTGCAGATTCTGGATTATACAATCTATCATTGTCAGTATATTTTTGATATAATTTTCCATCATCTTGTACAGTTTTATCAGTTTTACGAGCAACTTTTTCTTGTTTTTTTCCGGTAGAAAATGGATTCATTTTTCCTTGTTTGTCATCATACGTATAATCTTTAAGATCTTTACGATATGTTGGTTTTGCATTTTCTGGTTTTTTATATTTGCTTTTGTGTCGTTCGGCCATGATTAAATTCCAATTTTAATATAAATATATCAACGCGCATATTTCAATACTCCTAGTATTTGATTAACTGGTGCAAATGCTCCTGTAAGTTTATATGTATTACCTCGATATGTAAATACTACTCCTTCGGTTGGAACTATTGCATCAAATCCTCCTAATCGATCAATTCGTTTAAGTTCTAATTCCAATTTAGAAATTGTAGCAGGATTTGGATTATTTTGTAATTCTTGAATAAGTTCAGCCAATTCAGATTTAATTTGTTGTACCGTTTTAGATGGATTTGCTGCTAAGAAATTTTCTGCATTTTTTAATGCTACTGCACCTAACCGTAAGAATAAAGTTTCAAACGGTTCCATGTTTTGTTTGTAATATTGTTTAAATTCATTTTTATCAAATTCCATTACCCAGTTTAAAAATTCTGGATTTGCAATTTGTTTTTTAAGTGATGTCATGCTTTCTGATTTATCAAAAAATGCCCAACGATATATTAAAGCATTTAATACGGCGTCTGGAATTTCGTATCCCATTTTTTGAGCTTGTGTTTTAATAACATCACGCCACCAAGCACGATGATATTCAGTAACACGGTCCGTATCTTTTAATCCGTAACGATTTTGTAATTGTGCAATTTCATTAAAAAATGCTGCTTGCTGATCTTCAAAATCAGATATTCGTCCTATTTTGATTCGTTGCGGCGGAATAAATGAAAATGTTTTTTGAAGATGAGCATTAGCATCTTGTATGATGCCTTGCAATGTAGCTCCACCCGTTAAATCAGTTTCAATTTGATTGCCTTGTTCATCATATTCTATTAAGTTATGAAACTGTAATACGGCAACTTCATATGCAATAACATTACGCGTTGCTGGATAAATAATTTCCATGTTGGCAAATACTCGACCATTTTTAAAAATTTGATTGAGTTGATCTTGTGAAATTTGTCCAAATGCTTCTGCTAAATCTTCTGCTGCATTTCCAAATGCATCTGATATTGGCCCTCGACCTCCAAATTTATCTTGCAATTCTTGTACCGACATTGGATTAACTACAGTACCTTTATTACGAGCAAAACCAATTTGTCCGTTTTTCCAAGTAACTTGAATGTTTTGCCCATCAGTTTTTTCGGTTACTGCTTGTTCAATATCTA